GCCTCTCGCTCCCTGCCCGTCTCTGGGCGAGGCTCGCCGCGCTTGTCCCCAAGAACCAGCGCAGCAAGTTCATCCGGGAGGCGGTGGTGGAGCGCATTGAGCGGGAGGAAAAGAAATGACCAAGTACAATAAGACCGCCACCCTGGCCTACTACCTTGAAAAGCTCCGAACGGAGCCGCAGCATGCATACCTATGGCACACCTATCTGAGCAAAGTAGTTTCACCGTACCGACCATCTGTCTACTCAAAGGCAGTTGCGAAGGCCCATGACCGGGCAGTGTGGGGGTCGAAATGAACGCCGAACTCACCATCCACGAATACGCCATGCGCCAGACCATCGACGCCATGCTGGACGCCTTCTTCCGCAAGCTCGGCCACACGCCCCCGCAGGCTGACGAGCGCATCGCGTATCGCAAGGCCATGTTCGCTGCCTGGATGGCTGGGCGCGTTGAGGCGGTTGACGATCATGGGTAAGGCCAAGAAGCCGCTCTCGGATGAGGACCTGCTCCAGGACTTCACCGAATGGACCATCGAACTCTACGAATGCGACGGCGGGCAATTCATGGGCGGCGCCATAATGAACGCTTACGAAGCCACCAAGGCTGAGATTCTGCGCAGGATGGCCAAATGAACCACGACGACCCATTCACCCCAACCGACCACGCCATCATCATCGCGCTCGCCGGGGCTATCGCCTGGGGATTGGCGTCGGTGATCTGAATGGCCTACCCAGACGAATCCCGCTGGCCTTACGAGCCGAACGCCCGTCTCGCCACCAAACGTGTTGACTGGTTCTCCATCCCCGATGAGAGCTTCCTACGCGCCACGCCAGCCCGCATTCGCTCGCTGGACGAAGCCGATGCCCGCAAGCTCTACACCGACGACCGCCTCGGGCATCGCCGGGAGCAGCTTCCGGAGGATGCAAAGAATGCGCTGGACATGATGATGACCGGGGCGGTGGCTCCATCTGCGCCTGTTGCGGATAGAAGCCGCAGGCAGGAAGTACGGGAAAGCATCGAGCAGGGCATTGAATCAGTGATTGCGGATGCGTCGGCAGATGGAAATGTATCGGGACAGATCGCCGGGTTGAAGCTCAAGGCGGAACTCTACACCCTTCTCAACGAAAAGAATAACGAAAAGAAAGAGGATGCCGTTCTGGCCCTTCGTCTTGCGGCAGCGCGGAAGCGGATTTCATGAGTCAGGAGCAAGAGCTTATTGACCTGATGGCTGAATGTTCCACTGACCCGTATAAGTTCGTGCTGGCGGCATTTCCGTGGGGCGAGGAAGGCGGAGAGCTTGCCGACAAGGCAGGGCCGCGTGCGTGGCAGAAAGCGGTGCTTGAGAAGATCCGCGACGACATTAAGAGCGGAATGTGCGTCCAAGAATCCATCCGCATCGCCGTCGCGTCTGGTCACGGTATTGGTAAGTCGGCGCTGGTTGCGTGGCTGGTGCTGTGGGCCATGGCGACCCGCGAGAACACCCGTGGCGTGGTGACCGCCAACACGGCCAACCAGCTTGCCACCAAAACCTGGCCCGAGGTGGCAAAGTGGTTCCGCATGCTGATCTGCGAGTCGTGGTTCGAGATGACCACCATTGCCATCACGGCTAAGGACCCGCACTATACCAAGACGTGGCGCATCGACGCGGTGACGTGGAGCAAGGAAAACCTGGAGGCGTTCGCTGGTTTGCATAACGAAGGCAACCGGCTGCTGCTGGTATTCGATGAGGCGTCGAATATCGCGGATGAGGTGTGGGAGGTTGCGGAAGGTGCGCTGACCGACTCCGACACCGAGATTATGTGGATCTGCTTCGGCAACCCAACCCGCAATATCGGACGATTCCGCGAGTGCTTCCGCAAGCACAAGCACCGCTGGTGGACGCGCAACGTTGACTCCCGTACCGTGGATGGAACCAACAAGCGGCAGATGGATAAGTGGGCTGAGGACTACGGGGAGGAATCGGACTTTATGAAGGTCCGCGTTCGGGGCATGTTCCCTGAGGCAGACTCCAACCAGTTCATTTCCACCGCAACCGTTCGTGCCGCCATGGAGCGCGAGCCGACGCCATCCTTGCGCGACCCCATCATCATCGGCGTTGACGTAGGAAGAAGCCTGGGCGGTGACCCTTCCGTGGCGTATGTCCGACGCGGAAATGACGCTATGTCCATCAAGCCTATCTCATGGCACTTCCGCGATCTGATGGAATTGGCCGACCACGTCGGCGCGGTGATTGCCAAGTACGACCCCGACCTTGTGGTTGTGGACGAGACAGGCGTAGGTGGGGGACTTTTGGATCGGCTGCGGCAGATGGGCTTTGCGGTTCGCGGCGTGAACTTCGCCAGTACCGCGCCGTCAACGATTGAAGGCGTTGTGTGTGCCAACATGCGGATGTATATGTGGTACAAGATGGCGGAATGGCTGCGGACATCTGGCAGCATCCCCAACGATCCCACGCTCATGGAAGAGCTTACAGCCCCTGAAACCCTGCTGAACAAGAAGAATGAGTTGCTGCTAGAGGCAAAGGACGACATCAAGGCCAAGATCGGCCGTAGTACCGACATCACCGATGCGCTTGCCCTGACCTTCGCGGAGTACGTTGGCGAGCGCCGGGAGCGAGGAGCGCCGGTCGGAAGGGTCAAGGACAAGGCCGCGTCCGAGTTCTTCGAGTAGCTTCCTCTTGACATGTATCGCCGTGGATGATATGTTTCACCCGCCGACCAACCGAGCCTCTGAGGGCCAATGCCTGCGGGCTTCCTCAAGCGAATACCGGAAGGCGGCTTGTTCTTTGGACGTAGCATAGTGGCAGTGCCAGGCCCGTAAAGCCGAAGTCGCAGGTTCGATTCCTGCCGTCCGACAACCGGAACCTGTGAGGGTACGAAAGCCGTAATGAGAAGGTTACGTGCGTCAGGTGTAAGAAAACCCCTCGTTATTCCTTGGTAGCTCAATGATAGAGCAACCCGCTGTTAACGGGGAGGTTGGCGGTTTGAGTCCGTCCTGAGGAGCCACCGGCTTGAGATCCGCGAACGGCATTAGCCTTGTAGGAAGGTTTTAATGCCTTGTAGGAATGTTCTCGCAAATCGGGTCTGGCGACCCGTGCCGTATAGTGTTAAACCTAACACCCGGTTTTTTAACCGGAATCTAGGTAGGGATATAATCCTAGTGCGGCTTGGCCCGTGGGAGGGGGACTGAGGGGAGGGGCAAACGCCTCTCCCCCTTTCTTTTGGCTTGCTTTAAGCTAACATGCGTTAACATTTGGTACTTATGGTCGAAGTCAACAACACCCCTGTATCGCTCCCGCCTAGCGTTGATATGGGCGGCATGTGTGAGATTGCGTGGTCCGGTCTGTCAACGGGCGACACCGGGCAGCGCACCAGCCTCGCTCGACTCGCTGACCGCACCATTGAAGTTGGCGGCACCTTTGGCGGGGCCACGGTGCTCATCCAGGGCTCGCTGCGAACTGACCCACAGGAATCCGAGTGGTTGACCCTGGTGGACTCTGGCGGAATGCCCCTCTCGTTCACGTCCGCTGGCATTCAGGCTGTCATGCAGCAAACGCTCTACATCCGGCCGAAGGTTGTTGGTGGTACCGGAACCAGCATCGACGTGTTCCTCCTTGGAAGGCGCTACTGATGAGCACTCCTGAAATCGGAAAGCCTCTGCGCCAGTTTGTGCAGGGGCTTGATAATCTCGCGCAGGTCATCAAGTACGTTGATGAACTGAAGTCCCTCGTCAATGACGGACAGGAGATTGAAGTCCACGTCGCCCGATTACAGAAGCAGCGGTCCGACATGGTGCAATTACTGGCGCAGGACGCTGCCAAGGTCGAAGCATCCAAGGCCAATCAAGTGGTGCTCAAGAAGGCGCACGATGACGAGATGAAGAAGCTTGAACAGGAATTCATCGCGCAGCGCGAGGCGCTTGCCGAAGTGAAGGCGTTGCACAAGGAGGCTCTTGCCGATGCCGCTAAGGAGCAGGCGCGGGAGAAGGCCCAGATCGCTGCGCTCATGGTGATCGAGCGGGATCGACTTGCGGAGCTATTGAAGGAAGAGGAGGCCGTATCGAAGCGCATCGCCGCCCTCAAGGCCACGGCTATCGCCAGCATCCAAGGGATTACCTGAGCCATGGCCAATCAAAC